ACAGCCGTACCTGGTTTGCCCAGCTTCCGGAAGTCCTTGCAAAATCCCCGGATGCCGTGGAAAGCTTGTCCAATACGAACTGATAACGGAGCGCGACTTTCTGCTGCTCGCTCATGTGGGCCGTAGTGGTCCCAAGACCGTGTGAAAGCGCATACTGGTCCAGGGCTGTCTGTGTCATGACAACGCCCAGGTCCTTTAAGCTCTCTGTCTCGCCCGTGAATACACTCTTTAATTTGGTGTATGCTTCGTCCTGTGTGATATTGTAGAAGGACGCCACATCACCGGACAGGCCGGCAAGCGTCGTGCCCATATCGGCTGCCTGGTCAGACGTAAATCCAAACGCTTTGCCCATAGCGCCGAACGTACCGGAATAGCGCTTTGCCATGGTTTCGGACAAACCAAACTGGTTCGCAGCATTTTTTGCAAAGCTATCGACAGCCTTCTGCGCATCCGATCCCTGGCCGAATGTCGAATCGACAACGTTCTGGACTTCGTTAAGGTCGCTACCAAGATTGACGGCCATCTTCCCAAAGTCAAAAATTTTCTTGACTGCGAACGCCGCGATCAGTGTTTTGCCAATCTTTCCGGCAAGCGCTTTTAATCCACCACCAGCCCCGCCCGCGTGTTTCTGGAAGCGCGAGAAGAAACTCTTTCCGGCCTTTTCACCGGCTGCGCCTGTTTCCGTTTCGATCGTTTTCGAACCGCTTTTCAGACCCTTCCCGGCACCCTTCCCGGCCTCTTCGCCCGCTCTTTCGCCGGCCTCTCCGATCTTGTCGGTGTTTTTCTCAAACGCTTTTGCCGCTTCATCCGCGAATTTTTTACCGGCTTTTTCTCCGGCTTTTTCCGCGATGCTCGTGACTTTGCGTTCAAGTTCCGCGGCTTGGCTGCTTAATGGGTCTGTGGTAAGCTCTACGCCAAACGCCACGCGGCCGACTTCATTCTCAGCCATTCGATCACCGCCTTTCCATGTTATCTATCACTAAAAGGCCGGTTGACTCAGCTACTCGCGCTCGCGGTGCTCTCTCTGCTCGTTACCTTTGTTACTTCCTATTTCATATTCGATTACGCGCCCGCAACGCGGACACTTGATTTGTCCTTTTCCGTACTCGATCAGCTGCAAGGTACGGCCACAATCAGGGCAAGTTTGTTTCTTCATTGCCTGCCCCCTCTCGTACTATTTCCGTATTCTGGACGCCGCCCGCAAGTGATATGAACGCGTTCTTGAACATGTCATAGATGGCCGCCAAGTCTTGTTTTGGCATCTGTTTTGTCTTTTTCAGACGCCATTCTGCACGGATCCTGCGCTGTTCCGGCGTGAACTGTTTTAGCATTTCCGGGTCGTTTTCCGATCGGATAGAGACTATACGGCCCAGGGGCGTCTTGCCGTCCAAGCCGCTCATGTATGCGGCAAACTCTCTCCACTTCATGTTTGGTAAATCCGTCGCAAGGCGAATACCGTACTGTGAACGAAAACTGGCTACGATCAATGGCCAATCCTCATCGATGTCATAGTACGGGTCACTCAGTTTTTTTCCGTATCTCCGTCAGGGTCCTCGCCCAGCGCCAGGGAAACAGCAACGCGGACAATCTCGATAAAGTCATCCATCTTGAGATGGAGTCCCCTGAGCTTTGCGTAGTCCTCATCACTGAACAGCAGTGTGATTGCCTCGCGTGCGCCTTCCATCTCGCTCTTGGTCTGCATGATGTCCATGAGCTGCAGCAGTACGTCAGCATCGGAGCGGACGGTCAGCTCGATATCTTTGACTTTCAGGACGGGATCTTCATTGAATTTGAGTTTGGCGGTCGCATCGTAAACCATAGCCATGATGGTATTCCTCCATATTCATGTACAAAAAACCCGGCCGACGCCGTGATTGACGCCAGGCCGGTAAAAAGCGATGTTGTAATGTTGTTCCGTTCTGCTGTGTTTCCGTGTCGATCACGCTCACGCCGCAGGGGTCACTGTGGGCTTGCCGTTGGACTGCACCTCGAACTCCAAAGGCGCGACGTTGGTGCTGTCTGCGCTGCCGATGTTGGTGACATTGATCACCGCAGCGGTGAAAGTCACCTTTGTGCCGTCCGGGAAGTTCCAGGTGAAATCGGTCTCTGCATCGCGTCCATTCTTCCAGGCCAAACTGGCCACGTAGTCATTGCCGGTATCGCCGACATTGCGCTTGGCGGTGACGGAGATGGTCACGCCCTTGGAAGTCAGGAGCCTGCGCACCCAGCCTTCCTGTTCGAAGGGGTGCCATTCCTCGACGCCATTATCAAAGGATACAGAGAAGCTCTCGCAGTCCGCAATGGTCACGCCCTCGCCGGTCCCAGGGACAATCTTGAACTGGTTCTCGTAGCAGGGATATACTCCGCTTGTAGTTGCCATGTGCTCTACCTCCTATAATAGAGATTGAAATTGATAACATATTCGTGAATGTTGTTCGCGTCCGTTGCGACATAGACGGGCGCCGGGGTGGTCATCTGCACAAACTGTATGTGCTGGCCGCCCGGGATGTCTATGTGTTTCGCCTCAATAAGGGCGTTCCACACCGCTTGTGCGGCTGTCTCCGTTTCCGGATAGCTGCGCGTCCAGTGGACCAACAGGGAAAGCGTCAGGACATCATATGAGCTGTTCTGCAGTCCGCCGATAGCCATAACGGGGCGCATGCCGGCCATGGTACGGTTATAGACGCCAATGGACTTTTCCTTTTTGTTTTCGAGACGGTTCGCATAGACATGGTCGGCAAGGTTAAGGGATTCCAACCAATCCAATAAATTTTCCATTTTCATAGGCCGGCCTCCCTCTTTAACAATGCCGCGAATGTTGCCGTTGCTGTCTCGCTGTATTCGCCGTCCGCCCAAGGCGCGAACCACATGCCGCCAGCGGACGGGTTATTTGTCGTGTCGAAATTGTATTCCGGATGGAAATACAGCCGTCTCGCATACGGTGTCGCGCTTACGATGTCCACATGCCCTTCGGCCGCGCCAGACTGGTCGACAAAGGTCGATTCATTCTGCAGGTGTCCGGTTCTAAAAGGCACCACCTGGGCCTGGACGACTTGCCCGTGAATGACTTCCGCGGTCAATGTCAGGGCCCTTTTGGCGGCTTCGTCGATCGCGGCAAGCTTCGCAGTATCAACCGTTGTTTTTACCGTGATTTTCATTATTGGAACCTCAGCTCTGTGTAGTTGACTGTGCCGTCCGGGTTCCGTGCTTTGATGCCGTCGCAGATTGTCCGGCGCTCGCCGAAAATGATCGCATGACCAGAAGCGATAACGGGAAGAGACGGACAAATATCGCCGCTAAAAAAGGCTTTACCCGTAATCCGTATGTATTTCTGGTCACTGGTCAATATAGTTTTCGCGCTGTCCTGCCAACTGCATTTCAAGTCTGCTTCGTATGCCTGCAGTGGGTCGCCGTAGCGGTCCAACTCGTCACACTCAATCACAATATGGATTGGTGTTTTACATACGCTTTCCGGTACAAGGTTTGGGTATTTCATTTAATCACCGCCCTTCTACCGCAGCACGCGCACACAAAGCCCGGTCTGCTGTAACAGCGAATACACATCCCGGCGCATTGCGATGCCGTGCTCGACAAACACGTTCCAGCTCGAACCGAACTGCATGGAAACGCCGTTTATAGAATAAGAAGAAAGTACAGAGCTGATAGCATCCGTATTTTCCACCTCGAACAGCGCCTGACGGCAAACCACTTCTTTGATGACACCCTGCTGGAACTCCGTAAGATTGTCGAATCCCGCCGCTACGATCCGGTTGTATGTCAGGCTGTCAATGTGGCGGGAGGCCTGCAAGAGGTCCGTCTCCGTCACATCCACAGCAGAATCAGGAAGGATTTCATAGAAGTCATCTTTCGTTGCATATGCTTCGTACATCATCCCACCTTCTTTCTGCTGCGTTTCGGCTTTTCGGCCGGTTTGGTTTCCGTCGTCTGGTCAATGACTTCATAGCCATGACCACGAAACCACTCGACCAGATACGGGTTATCAGTGTGGCCCTCGCCGCCCGTAAAGGGTACGCCAGCACTGATACCGGAATACCCCTTATTGGGCGCGATAATACGCACGATCATTTTACCTTGATGTTTCTGAAGACGCCTGCGGCCTTCGTAGCCTTCAAGACGATCGCGGCATTCATTTCGACCTCGCCCCTCTTGACAGCGCCGGAGGTGCTGAAATCAGGGAGCCAGGTCTGGACGGGAGCGACCCCGGCAAAGCTGACAGCGTGGAGGCCGTCAAGGCCCAGGCGAGCGACATAGAGAGAAGTCTTGCCGTCGTCGTCGGTTGCGATAACGTCGTCGTTGCTGCCAGCTTTTGCCTTCATATCAATGAAGGGGATGTTGCCGTAGTTCTCGACCTGCTGGCCCCAGTCGTTCTTTGTGGTCTGGTACATGGATGCCCTGCGAGCGCATGCACGGAGTTTCGCGATCATCTTGGTGTTGCCCGCGATGAAGGACGGGGTCCCGTCAAGGCCCATAAGAAACTCATCGAGCATATCCAGGAACACCTTGTAGTTGGTGTCGATCATTGCGGAAGTGCTCAGGTCGATGACGCTGGAACCAGTTCCGACGTTGAACTCAGTGGAGCTGCCAGTAACGGCTTTGTCCAGACCGTCAAATGCGTTCGCGTCAACAGCGCTGTCACCATTGATGAAGGTGTCGTTGAACAGCGCCTGTGCAGCCTTGATCTTCTGGGCCTGCTGCAGCTCGACCTCGGAGACGATGCCGCCGAAGTTCGCGAGAACACGGTCGATCTCGTATGCACCACCGAATACCTTGATATCCGCGGTGAAGCGCTGCTTGGTGACTTCCTGGGGAGTGTACTCGCTGTTGATCGCACGGAATGCAGCGGTAGGCTGTGTCAGCAGGCGGGTGTATGCGTAAGTAGGGGTTGCGCCGCCACCTGTGGGGCTGACGCAGTCATCGAAAGTGATGTGCTCGAGAATCCAGTTGGCCTTCTGGAATTCGTCGATAACGCCCATCTGCAGGTCGTCCTGCACGTTCTTTTTGGCTTCTGCAAGTGTAATAGCCATGTCGTTTTCCTTTCTTTGCGGGTCTTATCAGTTGCCCGCGTGCTGTGCATTGAGTTTTGCCGCGATCGCGTCTTTCATGGAAAGCTGCTTGTCACCGTCTCCACCGACACCGCCGGCGTTTCCGCCTTTGGTAGCGCCCACAGAGAAGCCCGCGCCCTGCTTGCCCTTGTCGTTGTTGTCCTGTACTTTGAACAGGAACGGCTTGGACTCGCGAAGGATTTTCAGCTGCTCTTCCAGGCCCGTGACCTTTCCGTCATCGGCCAGGATGAGTTTGGACTGGTCCACAAGACCGGCCACGATGTCCGCATCCTGCGCGTCTGTGATGCCCAGGCGAATAGCGTTACCCAGGCGAAGCGCTTTCAGCTGCTGCGCGTATTCCGCGTCTTTCTGTTTGGCTGCGTTCTGCAAGTCCGTGATCTGCTTTGTCAGGGCTTCATTGTCCCCCGCACTCTTCCGGAGCTCTTCCAGGTCGGCCTCTGCCTGTGTCTTTGCGGTCTGGAGATTTTTCTTTTCCTCGTTGACCTCATCGAAACGGGTCTTAGGGACGTATCCCTTCAACTCGTTGGCGGATGCCGTTGCGGCCTTTTCGGCCAGGTCGTCCGCGATACCTAATGCGACAAAATCCTCTTTTCTCATTGTTCGTGTTTCCTTTCTTTCGTGAACATTTTTTACCCGGTTCAGTCCGGTACTACCGTCTCTCCGTTTTACGTCCGGAAATACCAAAGGGACGATTGCCGCCTCGCAGGTTCGAACTGCGATACTCGGGGAAGGAGGACTTAACATGCGTATGACCGAAGACCCCGGCCGACCATCGGCTTCAACGGCATATAAAAAGCGCCCGGGGATACCAGGCGCGACAGATGCGGACAAGCAATGTCCAGGCAACTGTTTAGCAAACTTTGCAAATTATCACCGTGATAAAAAGCGATATGAACCGCGATAAACAACGGAAATATTTTTATCACCGTGATAAAAAGCGATCATGCAGCGGGTGCGGGCTCGGGATCCGGCGTGGGATCTTTCGGGACCAGCTCCGGACGGACTGACAAATAAACGGGAGGCATGCTGCCGCCCATGATGTACAGATAAAGCTTGCGGTCTTTATTGATTTGTGCGATTTCATTGTCGTTGAGTTCCCAGACGGTTTCCACTTCCTTTGCGCCGTCCGCTCTCTGGGCGATGGTCGCCGGCAAATCGAAGCACCCGGGCGCGGAAAATACAATGTTGCTGTAGTCTGTCTTAATCGGTCGCATTCTCTTTTTCCTCCGTTTTATCACCGTGATAATTCTTCAGTTCTTCATGGATCCCGCGCAACTCTTTTTGAATGCCTTCCAGAACCACTAACAGGCGCTGCTCAAAACTGATCATTTTTTATCCCCCGTGTATTGCTGCAGTGTGTTGTTGTACCAGGCTTTGTTATCAAGGTCCAGGCTGTATTTCGCCAGCCGCTCGTATTTCTTCTTTTGCCGTTCGACATACTGTTCGCGGTTTTCTTTCGCTTCATTTTCCGCGGCCTGTTTCCGTTCTTTGGCCGTTATCGGTCGGATATATGGGCCAATGCCGGGAATGTACGTCGTGACGGAATCTTTACAACGGGGGTGCAGAAATCCGGCTGCCATGGCCTCGCTTAATGTCTTGTGTTCGCCGTCCGGCTGTCCGCCGCTGTATACGTCATCCACTAACACTTTGCCTAGCCACGGGATGCACTGCCGGCATGCGGTTCCGTAATTGTCGTTCGACATAGTGCCACGGCGGTTGACGATTACAAGTGGCTCGCCCCATTCCTGGCGCTTTTGGCCCTCGCCCATCAGGTATGCGCGTTTTTCGGACGTTCTGATTGCCATATCCGAATAATCACTGATCGTGTGGCGGGCTCCGTTCTTGTACTGGATAGAATCAATTCCTTTTGATAAGAAATCTTTCGCGGCCATGTCCACGGCCTTTTCCACGGTCGCCGCCCCGGAATTGGCGTACATCTGAGCGTCAAATATGATTTTGCGGTATTGGTCATTCACCCTGCGCAGCACGGCATATTCGGCTTTCGTCATGTCATCGCGTGTCGCACGGACCAGGGCTTCCAACTTGTCGCCGTTGAAATACGCTGTCGGCCGTGTCACGGGTTTTGGATGTATCTTGCGGTCGGCTGCGATGGCTTTTAAGATTTCCAGTTCGGCTTTTTTCTGTCCGGCTGCATAGGAATCGCGAATAGCTCTCTCAATTGCCGCATTGATCCTGTCGAACTGTCTTCCGTATTTCTTTCGATTATTGCGTCTGTACGTGTTCAGTAGCCTGAGCTGCCCGGCCTGCCACTGCAGCCAATCGAACTGTTCTTTGTCCTCTTCTTTCAGGTGTCCAGATAAATTCCGCATCATTGACGCTATCAATTCATCTTCGATCCGGGCAAAAGCCATGCGGACATCATATGAAGTATTGATAACTCGCTGTTTAGAGGCCATTGCAAAACACCTTTATGCCGGCGCGCCTGTATGCGTTCCGGGCCTGCTTGAGTTTTGTTCTTGACTCGAAGGGCTCGTTGCGCATCTCGTAGTAATCCACGCCTCGGCGCACCGCATATATGCCCATGGGAACCTTTTCACTGGCCAAGTCCAGAAGTGCCTTCACCTGCTTGTCGCCCATCTTGTACACCCGTTTCGCTATTACTACCGTTGCCATCTGTCCCCCCTTCTGTCTCCGTTCTGTCTTCCGCTATTCCGTCCATATTGACGGCCGGCTCGTCAAGATCGATGATGCCCTGTTCCGCTTTCAATCTTGCTATTTCCACATCCTTGTCTTCTCTTGTCCAGGTGTCGCCGTAGAGCTCTTCAACAGACTGTTCGATGCTCATGACGCCGCCCTGACGCGCCCGCACGACGGTCTCAACGGTCGAATCGAAGTCCGGGCTTGCATATTCGCCAAACTTGACGGAGACATCGTAATCCCTGGCAGCGGGCCCGTGGATAAGGTCGTTGGTTTTCATTATTCTCTCGACCAGCAGCGGCAATGCGTCATTGAGAGCGTCCACGATTTTCCCGCGGACATGCATGGTCACTTTTTCTTTCTCGCGCTGGGCCTCGGCATTGTCCGTCTTTTTGAGATCGATACCCAGCGTGGCCGGGGAAATGATGCCCTGCAGAACCAGGTCCATGAAGGACGCATAGCTGTTGACGTACGCTTCATAACTGATCTGGGGCTGTGAGACGTCTATCTTGTCCTGGGCCCCTTCCGTCTTCAAACTTCCGACCGCGATAAAATCGTTATCAAAAGGATTGGCGGCGATGAGCTGGCCCGTAGATGGATCCCGCGGAACCATGTCTTCCGGGATGTAGCGCTTAACACGGCCCATGCGCACGGCATCCAGCCACTGTGAAATCACTTCGTCGAGCGCGTCCAGGGCGTCTGTCTTTGCGTCAAATAATGCCTTGCCACGCCCCGGCCATTTACCACTACGAAAGATGACCAACGGGACGGCCATCATGAAATCACCGTTGTATGTGGTATCATGCAGACCGGCTATCTCTTCGACCTCTGACATTTCCACTTGCTTTCCGTCTTCCGAAAACAGCCTGTAGTGGACGTATCCCACACCATACTCTTCTTCCAGTCTGTATTCCTTATCGTCCTTCTTGTACGGTGTATAGAATTTGATTGCCGTTACCTTGCGGCCTTTCGTGATAAATTCCACGCTGTCTGCGCTGTAAAATTCCACGATCGGGAACGGGCTCGCAGCGTCCACGGAGATTTTAAACGCACCATCCGCCGATGATAACGCGCCCGCGATTGCATCGCCCAGGACGCCGTTGAAGTCGCAGTCCTTCGCAATCTCTGTCCAGGTGTCCGCGATCGGGTGGACGTCGTCCGGCTCTCCAAAATCGATCCCGTCAAGGTCGGCGGTCACGATGTCTTTGTAACGGTCCACGACGATCGACACAATCCCGCTATGGATCTTTCGCACCTGGCCGTAAGGGACGCTCGCCCAAAATCTGGCCGTATCGGTATCATGCGCCGCTGTCTGGCGGAAAAACTGCGAAAGTTCCGACGGGTCGCCGCGATACCATATCTGATTTCTCAGGACGTTTGCGCGGAATGTGAGCGGCTCCGTTATCGTTATCCGGCGCTCTGTGGCCGGCCGTATTTTTAAAAGCTTATACACAAAATCTCTAAACCAGCCCATGTTATTTCTTATCCCTTCCTATTCCAATCCGTTTCTCATATGGCAGCCAGGCGTATTGCACCGAGTTGACCATGTGGTCGTTTCTGTCTTCCGGCTCGTTGTCCTTGTCTTCCTTCCAACTGTATGTCTCAAGCTCGTGAATATACGTGACGCAATGGTCCAGGACGTAAAAGCACGGCTCCGAACCCGCATCCGCGAACCATCCGAGCTGCGCATTGATTCGATCGATTATCTTTTCCTTTTTCCAGGCCCCAACGAACGAATAGACGCTGCCATACATTCTCTTGTACTTTAAGCATTCCGTTATCGTCGCCTGGTCGGACGAATCAATGAACGCATCCTTTGCGAATCCCCACTCACGGCGGTTCCGGTCGAGAAAATCGATCAGGTTTTTCACTGTGTCTGACGGAGCGATCGGGACGGCCAATGTGGCGTTGTTGTAGACCTTTTCGTCTAAGACAATGCACCGGCCCTTGTTCGTGATGCCAATGAACGACATCGCGATTGTGTCCGGGGAAACCTGCGAATACGCTGTATCGACCGCGCACGAGAAATAGAGAAACCGCTCAAGCCTTTGCAGCTCTGACCGCGTGAGATTTCGATCACTGTCTTTTGGCTTGAACTGCTGCGCCCAGGCTTTCGACCGCACGTGCTTCTCGCGGCTGAAATTACTGAATATCAGGCCCGTTGCTTTGCCGCGCAGGCCTTGAATTTTGTTTTTCCATAGCTTCGTACCTGGCGGAACACTCTCTATAATCTGTTTCTGCTTTTGTTCTGACAGGCCCCAGTTGTCCGTAAACACAAAGAACCAGTGTACCCATCCCGGATGCTCAGGCTCTGTCAGTTCGCTCAGTATTTCCGGCGGTGTTTCCGCTGTCCATTCTGGCAAGGGACGGCACCGGTTTATGTATTCCTTGTATACCGGCAATTCCGGGTCGTCAGGGTTGAGAGTCGCCATCGTGTAATCAGCACGCATGACGGATTCTCTCACGAACTCCATGTTTGCCGTGTTAATCTCGTCAATGTATAAGCACCCGTATTGACCGCCCAGGGCGTCTTTCCAGCGGGTCTTGTCACGGTATCCGACAATGAAGATGATCTTGTCGCCCCTGGATGTATGCACGAGTAAATGGGGCATTTTGTAATCTGCTGACCCGTTGCCCTTGTACTCTACCAGGGAGCGGGGAAACAATGACAAAATACCCAGGTCTTTCTGTATGATATTTTTCTCTGCTGCGCCCGTGTCATCCGCCGCGATAATGTGTAGCTGCTTTGGGCTTGCCATCACCTTGCAAACGAACTTGTAAGCTCCTACGGTCGTCTTGCCGGCCGCCGTGGTCAGGTGCCCTCGAGCACTTCCATCTGGGCCTGATACCGTAAAAAGGCTTTATACTTCGGGCTCAGAATCAAAGTACCCAAGGATACATCACTCCCTTCTTTATCCGTTATCAGCATCTATCATGCCCATCTGCTGTAAGATGCTGTCCATTTTCTTCATTTCGTCTTCTTTACCGCTAATCTCAAGCTTATCCTTAAACATACCCAGGTGACGGCCAAGTAGTTCCAGTGCGCGCATTTTGTCGGCGAGCTTCACTTCTCTTTCCGTGCTGCCTTCCGTCTGTTTGACTTTGATGCTTTGTATACAAGCCAGGTCGTCACGGTCCGCTGTCGCAATGACGGAGCCATCAAAAGGATCGACAATATCGGGAAGATTAGAAAAGGCTATTTTCGCAAGTTCTCTAATAATGCGGTCCTGACTGACTCCCGTTCTTTTCGATCTTTCGGCCTGGGCCTGGGCAAGGGCTTTTGAAATCTCAGGTTTTCTCAATAGCTCGTTGCCAATGCTATATGCTGTACTCGGAGAGTAGCCGGCTCTTATGGCTGCCTGCGTAGCGTTAAGGTCTATGAGATATTCTTCTACAAATCGTTTGTTTTTGTCCGTCATCCGGGCAGCCTCCTTTCCGGCGTATTTCTCACGGTGATAATTTTGAACACAAAAAAGGCGCCAGCTTGTGACTGACGCCCATCAACAAAGGGGGTAATTATGAAAAGGTATGAAACGCTTTTTACGCTTTTCCACGCTATTATTGTAGCATGTTGACATGTCCCGTGATTACGGCACTTTCAGATCTTTTTTGAAAGCTCGTAATAAAATTTTTGCCGAAGGTCGTAATAAAGATCCTTGCCGCAAGGAATGCCGCGATCGTGCAGCTGGAAATAGGTCAGACCGTTTCCGACACCCATGATAAGCCAGCGATCCAGGGGGCCGGCGATCTCGTGCGCGGTGTCGTCAACCAGTTCTTTTTTGCGGGTGATCATCTGGCGCCGCATGGCCAGTTCCGCCGTGGCGTCGCCCTGCGTGGATGTCTGGACCCGGTCACGGTCGTATGAGATGCCCGTTGACGTGTCCGGAGCCGTGTCCAGCTCGGAGACCCAAAGTGGGTACTGACGGCAAAAATGCACGGTCGTCAGGAAAACTTCGCCTGGAACATAATATTTTGATTTTTTCGTGGGGGTTCTGAACTGACTCATACAGCCACCCCCTTCTTCCCTATGTTATACATCTTGTTTGCCGCGTCTGCGAAATCCTGGGCCTTCTTAATGTCTGTCCATGCCAGGTCCAGAACCTCGATCGCATCCGGGTGCTCGTAGTTACATACCTGGTATATGCATCTTTTTCCGGGCATCCTTCTAACCTTCCAGGGCTCCGGGGCCGTCTTTGTTCCAATCATAGCTGTAAATCCTCATAGTCGTCCCGTCTCCCATAGTACGATAATTTGATTGTATGTTTACGATTTTTTAGCGTAGTCCAGGACCTCTAAAACGATCTGATCGACCGTCACGCCGCCGTCGCGCAAGGCGTCCAGGGCGCTATAGAACAGCTGCCGGTCTGCTGCGGTCATCCGCATGCTCGCGCGGCCGTGCTCGTAGCCGTCTTCATATCCGTGTTCATGTCCGATTTCATATCCGTCTTCATAGCCCTGTTCGTGGCCCATGTCGAATTTCTTCATGTTGTTTCTCTCCGTTTTGTGTTCGTGTCTCTGTCGTGTCTCGTGTCCGGGGACGGATCCTTTTCCCCGGTCACAAGTCGAGAATATCACGAATACGAAGATGATGCGTTTTCCCATGGGGTCCTCGCACGGGGATCGAAAAAAATTAAAAGAGAGAAATTTAAAAATTCATTTTCTTTTTTTTGGCCTTACTCGACGCAAAATTTGCGCCAAGTAAATACACTCAATATTGAGTTGACGCAAAGCTGCGGCAAATCAATGTGCAGTTTCGGCCGGTTCGTCATCATCATCGAAGGGAATTCTGTAGGTGATTTCGGCCCCGCAGTGCGTGCATGTCAGAACCTGATAAATCCCGTCCCCTTCCTCGCCGTAATCCTCAAAGCTAAAATCGTTGCACCAGATCACTGACCTGCATCCACAATGGAAACATTCGTGCATCTTGTATCTTCCTTTCCCCGTTTCCGGTTGAGAGCATCCGCCCTGTGCTGGGCCCACAACTCGCAGCCATAGCCCTCGACTCCGTGATCGTTTGCTGTATCGACCACGACATAGTACGGAATGCCGCGGGAGCCCAGCATGGGCTGTACTATGTATCGGCTCATTCTTTCGCCCCCTCGCGCCGCACAATCTCGCGGGCAATCATATCCATCGCTTCCACGTCTTCCGCTACGATCACAACGCCGTCAAGGTACCGGCTCCACACCGCCGCGATGTGCTCATAGATAGCCTCCCGCAGACGTGCGGCCTTTTCGGCGCGGCTCTCGTCCAGCTCGTACATGTCCACCTGACCATGTGTCCGGATGCAGCACCGGCAAGGGTAATCTGTTCTTTCCAGCCCACAGTGCCCACAGGTCTCGCAGGTCCGGACGGTTTCTTCATGCTGTCTGTTTGCTGTTGTTTTCATCTTTCCACCTCCACATTGCTTCGAGTTCGTAGACGTGAACTCTCATCATCGAATCACAGTAGTCCCGTACCTCTTTCGGGGCTTCTTTGACCAGTGCCTCATACCGGTCAACCATCTTCTCCCATCTGGAGTCATCCGGGCCCTGGATGGTGGGGGCTATGATCATGTCGGATTTGAACATCGTCCATATCCTTGTCACGATGCCGTGGTAGGCCCTCTGTAAATCAATTGCGCACAATTTAGTTTACCTCCCGTAAAAAATCATGCATGAATGGTAACTACTATTTCTACCATTGTTACCATTGTTACCATTGCTACCATTGTTTTTTGAATGGTTAGCAATGGTGAACTAATGGTAAGTACAATGGTAATCACTATACAATGGTAAAGAGTTTTTATAGGGTTTATATCCTGAGACCCGCATAAATACTGGCTTTGCGGCTCTTTTGGCATTTAACCGAACATTCGTTTGCAATGGTTGCAATGGTAAACAATGGTAAAAATCATTATTACCATTCATCACTAACATCTTCGAACCCTAACTCTGTTAACATTTTGTCAAACTTCTTATTTTTTCCCTCAGGGTCGTAGTGGCTAAAGATGTATGTTTTCGATGCCGTTCCATTTGCTTTGATTTCCAACTGGATACCGTCAGCTTCGAGCATCCTGCCCTGGTGCACATGTAGAAATTTTCCGATTGCTTTTGCTGTATCTGTGACGGGAACACCCAGGCGGGCGGCATCATTGATGATGCTGGAGCACCGGCCTTTCCACGTGGAACACTCAGTCATGATTGCCAGGACTGCCTTCCTGATAGAGCTATCCATGTATTCCTGCATTAGCTGTGCTTTTTCAGCGGCTTCTGACGATGCCGCGGAAACCGTGTACCACTGGCCGCCGTCCAGTTTGACATCCAGTTCAGGGAGGCCGTCAATTGTCTTTCCTTTGACGGATATGTGTATAGGGTCCCCTTTCCTTCTCTGGTACATCACCATCATCTGTGAGACGGCACCCTGGAGACCGACCGACCCCAGGATGTTTGCAAAAGGATCATCCGGGTCGACTGTTTTACGGTCATGAGATACCACAATGATTGAGATGTGATATTTTTGAGCTATGGAGTTCAGGGGTCCAAAATCCCTGTATGCATGCTCGTACTCCGTTTCTTTGAAGTTCAAGCTTGCCGTCCTGATTTTTTGGAAGACGTCAATGACGATGATTCCAATATTAGGATCCTGCTGCATGTAGTATTCAATCTGGTCTATCAGTCCGGTATCCAATGTCCTGGCTTCTCCGTCCAGATAAAAGCCATCCGGACAAGCGGCCCCGGCCAGGGCCTTTTTAAGCCTTTTCTGCTGTAGGGATTCCCCTGTTTCAAGGTCAAGATACAGGGTGCTGCATTTTTTCGTTTTGTATCCGAGAAAATCTTCACCGTTTGCCACGGCCAGACACAAGGCAAGGGCCAGCCACGACTTCCCGAGTTTTGGCTTTGCTGACAGGATGCACGTCCCTTCGACCAGCAGGGGGACTTCTTCCCCGACCCCTATATATGTCACCGGCTCCGGGATGTCCTTTTTAAGCAGGTCCGCGGCCTTTTTTAATGGCCGAAAGACCATTTCCGGAGCAGGAGCCGGCACCTCTACCGGCCCCGTCAGCGGAATATCTTCTTCAATTTGTGTCTGTACTGCTTCGTTTTCTTTTTCTTCTATATCATTGACCCTGGTCCGGGCCATCATTTTCTTATGCTCATTCCAGCCGGCATCGATGCGGCCGTCGTCTTCGTAATTGTCTTTTTTATCGTATGCATCCGGTTCGTATTTAAGCCGGACGTCTTTCCACGTCTTATCCATGCACGAATTGTGCAGACATCTAAATCCGATTTCTCCCCCGTCCCCCTTCGTTATCATGCTGTCTGGTGCCTTGTGGCTGGGGTCGAAAGGGCATTCTGACAAAATGTATTTTGTGTAGCTGTCTCCAGCTTTTTCTCTGTATTCGATCCCGTGCCGTTTCATCCACTCGACAATGTCAAATTCCTGGCCGGTATATGTGCTTCTATTCCCTTTTTTCTTTTCTACTTTCGGAGGCAGCATAGCTGCAATTTTTTGGATCTTTTCCAATTCGACCGGTTCGAAATGTTTCGGTGATTTGATGATATGGGCCATCCTGTGCGGCCGTTCGTCTGTGCCCGTGCCCTTCTGCGCCAGAGTTCCGTACAGTTTACAGATACGAGAGGGATTAAAATTTACAGCATCAATCTTGATGGCATCATCTGTAAACAGCATTCCCATAGCTTCCAAAAATGTCTTGACTGTTTCGGCTTCTGTTGTCGGAAGGTCAATCCTGTACAGCAGGTGATAGCCATTCCCTGACATCCCTATCAGGGGGTCCGGGAAACCTTCTTTTTTTAAGTATTTGTAGACATTCACTGCCCGTTCCTGGGCCTGGGCTAATTCCTTATTACTCGACGATATGCCGGTAATTCTGACCGGATCCAGATCGATAAAGAGCCAGTGAAGCCTGGTAATTTCTTCATCCTTTGTTTGGTTTTTTGCTTTTATGATTCTGTTCGACTGCTCTCTGGCTAAGCATGCATCCATGACCGGATTCAAGGTAACATAAATGTTAGTTCCTCTCAGGTCATATGCCGACATGTGAGAGAGATAGTCGACTGCTTTGTCAATATCTTTGAAATATCCGCTAAACGGCCCTCTGCCGCCCAGGACTCTGATTTCAAAGAGTTCACCGTCCTGGTGTATAGTCTCCAGGGCCCGGTGGACCATGGAAGCATCTATATATGTGTTGCTCATAATGCAAATACCCCCTTGTGTTCACCGTTACCTTCTCAATATCTCGATAATTTTCTTTCCGGTTTCTGATTTCCGGCAAAATTCTATCCGGACGCCGTACCGGTCCTGGATTGTACAGAGAGACCGGTAAAGCTGCCTTCCGGTTGTCGCTTTCGGGGACTCGAACCGGCGGGGATTGTCCCAAAAATATACGTCCTCAAGGGTGTCAATGCCGTCCTCTTCGCAGAGGATTACAAGGCTTATCCCTGCATCCTCTGCCCTGAGGAGTTCTTTTCTGAATCTATCGTGACCCTGTGTTACGTTGGTGCACAGCTCCAGAAGGTTTTTCTTTCGGTCGACCACCAGCCGAGGACGGTCCAACGACTGGTAGTCTCCCACATAGAGCTTCGACGTGATGGTCTTGACACCCTCTTTGACAAGCTGACGTTCCACTCGGGCTCTTTCCCATTTATGCTCACGGGTGTCAATTTGGATTGTCATGGTCTTACCTCATTAAAAAGGGATTTCCTCAAGATCGACGTCGGCTACATTTACGAAGCCGGCCATTGTGTTTGCCTGGGCCTGGACCGGAGCAGCAGCCACAACGTTGTTGTTCGGCAGGTACTTGGGCTCGGGGACCTTTGCTTCGTCGACCTTGCTGTCCTCACAGAACCACCGGAGTTCGGTCCTCATAGACCTTTTACCGTTGTACTCGTTCTCGACTTCTCCGAAAACAAGGCCAACTTTCAGACCTTTGAACTGAGCTCCAAAGTTGTCTCCCCACTGGACCTGGAAGCCCGGGTTCGATTTCTCGACGGCATTAATGAAGCTCTTAAAGCTTCTGCTGCAGTTTCCGTTGTCGTCTGTGACGACGATGTACTGCCTACCGGCCCTGGGCCACTTTTTATCCGGCCGGATATCGTTCCGGAACTCCTCGGCCATGTAGCCGGGCTGGCTGTCGTTCTGGGCAAAATCGAAGGCTACGATGACCATGTCCTTTCCAGTCCTGGTCGTGGACTCTTCGAGCTTCATCAGCTTGCCGTGATGGCCGCCGACGGTGGGGGGAGTAAACTCCCTGGTTGCCTGGGTTGTGTCAAAAGCATTGGGTTTCTGCATGGTATTTACCTTTCCTTTCTTAAAAGCGAAAATGTGAATGATGTATATGTATATCCGTTTTAGCCGTAATACTGCCTGATGGCCGTATCCACGAGCTTTAAGTCGTTCGGAATCTCGACCTGATCGAACATGCCCATGGGTGTTTTGGCTGTGCTGGTGCCGTTGCCTTGAGTGTAGAATTTTTTGTCCTTACAGTAGATGACTACATCGAACAGACCCTCGAGAACCAGTTTTTCATCCAACATCTTTCCGATCGTCTTTGCTCTTGCTTTCCCGTCAGCGTCAAACTCAGCGTGATGGAGAAAATAGACGATTTTGTTTGGCTCTGTCATGGAGTTGACGGCATGAACCAGATTTCTGAAGTTCATTGCCATTTCCGTATATTTGTCGTAGCCTTTTTCCATTGCCCTATCAAAAAGTTCGTTGACCATGAGGTACTGAGAATCATCGATAACGATACTCTTGCATTTAGCAGCCCGAATCGTGTTTATAATCCATGAATACTGCGCCGCATGTTTTTGGGCCATGGTTCTGGCATCGAGGAACTCGGGGATTCTGGCAACCTTGATGTCACTCTTAAAAGGGAGCCGAACCTTTTCTGCTGCTATTACTCCAACCTCGGGAGGCTGAAATCCGCTGATACTCGTGCTTTTTCCTTCGCCGGACCCGCCAAAAATCAGGACCGGCATTGACGGCATGAGGGCCGGATTGACCATTGCCATTCTTTTTTCCTTTCCGTATAGCTTCTTTCGTGCTATACTATCTATAGGGTTTACAAGTTACCTTGCCGTCCGGGATGTTGCCGCATCCGGGGCGGTCTTTTTTTGTTCTCCATGATTTCAGTTCTTGCGCAGGTCGGTCTGTGTCAGGTCAACACCGGGGCCCTTTGCCCTCAGCGCCGGCTGCTCTTTTTTGACTTTCCTGCGTTTTTTGCGTCTGTACGGCCTCAGCTTGTAAATGCTGTCGGCAAGCAGGATGAGGGCCAGGGACAGGATTGCGCTGCTTACAAGAATATTCATCTCAATTCTGCGCCTCCTCTCCCAATTTGGCGACTTTATCCGGTAAAAAAAGATCTTCCGGAGCGAAGCCGGTGACGTGACAGATAGCATACAGGTGTATGTCTTTAATCTTGACCCGTCCGGTTTCCCATGAAGCAACCGCCTCGCGGGTTACGCCAAGCCGCCTGGCCATCTCTTCTTGCGACAAGCCAGCGTTAACACGGGCCGCTCGTAAAGAAATTTTCGGCATTTGCTTATCTCCTTTCCTATATTCAGTTGTTATTGTTGTCGATCCGCCCGGGAGCCGGGCCGCCGGATTTTCGTTTTTTTATACCGGTTTCTGCTTCCGGTTTCTTGCTTTCCTTTGTTTTATGATGTCATTATAGACCTCAATTTGAGGACTGTCAATACCATTATGAAATTTTTTCTGTGATTTTGAAAGAAAATATTGCAATTTATCTCAATTTGGTATATACTAAATATATATTGAAAGCCATGGATGCGGATTTGAAAAAGGGAGAATATAAAAATGGAACGGACGACAGCTGAATATGCAGAAAAATTCGGAGAAAGATTAAGCAATATCATGTATGAGAGACATATAACCCAGGCCCAGCTGTCCCAGGAATTAAAAATCCCCAAGGGGACTATTTATAACTGGACACACGGACTCAGACTGCCCCGCGCGGCGGCCATGGATGCCTTGTGCCGGCACTTGCAGGTATCCCGGTCTGACCTGCTCGACGGACCCCAAGAGCCCGTCACAGATACCTCTCAGACCGTCCAGGAGCCCGCAGGAGACGTCACAGACGATGACCTGCAGCTTGCCCTGGCTGCACTCGATCAGGCCGGCCTGGGCCGTCTGCGAGACCTCGTGAGGGCTGCAGCGGGAGCTGATGAGAAAAGCCTGGCATTTGTCACGGGCATCCTTCAGAGAAATCAGAAGTGATTTTTACATTATAATAGGAAGAAACACATTCAATTTGTTAACCGCCCGCCCCCTGGATCACATGCCGGGAGCGGGTTGTTATATCATTATTTTAAAAGGAGGAACAAATGAAGAATGGCAAAAGCAAAGAAGCTCAAAAGTGGATCATGGCATTGTATTGTTTATGCCGGCAAAAGTGAGGACGGGAAACGGATATATAAATCGTTTACGGTTCGGGATCCATCAAAAAAAGGTAAAAAAGAGTGCGAGCGACTGGCAGCCGAATGGTCCGCACAGCACCAGGACATAGCGCCAGGACAGATGACAGTGTTTGAGACCGTCCGGAAGTACATTGACATCAAGGCAAAGGTCTTGTCGCCGTCCACGATCAGGGGCTATGAACTATATCTCAAGAGACGTATTCGACCGATAAAAGACAAAAAAATCGATGATTTGACACAGCAAGACGTGCAACAGTGGATCAATCTCTTGTCCACGGACTGCACGCCGAAATACATCAAGAATGTGTACGGCCTCTTTTCCGCGTCCCTGACATATTACGGGGCCCAGGCATACGCCGTAACTTTCCCCAGCACGGCCCCGCGGCCTCTGTATACGCCCTGCGATGACGACATAGCCGTCCTGTTGGGTCACATCAAAGACAAACCGCAACTGCTGTCTTGTGTCTTGTTGGCGGCCTTTGGCAGCCTCCGGCGCGGGGAGATTTGCGCGCTGCAGCCCCAGGATATGGACAGAAACCGCGTGCGGGTGTGCAAAAGCATGGTCCGGGATGTAGACGGCTATTGGCACACCAGGCCCATGGCAAAGACAGACGAATCGAACCGCACGGCAATCCTTCCGCCCCAGGTCGCCGGCATGGTCGTGCTCCCGGTCCAACTCCATCCGGAGCAGGTCAGCAATAGGTTCCGCCGGGCTGTCCGGTCGTGTGGTTGTACAAGGAAATTCCGTTTTCACGATTTGAGACATTATTATGTATCAATCGCGCATGCCCTGGGCATCCCCGATGCGTACGTCATGCAGATGGGCGGATGGAAAACAGACCATGTCATGCATCGTGTTTACAGGGACACCCTGGCAGATGTCATGGCCGATGAGCAGCAAAAACTCACAAACCATTTTCAATCCGCGTTTTGCAAAACGTTTTGCATGGATCCCGAAAATCATCAAAAAACGCCCGCTCCCCATGATGAGGAACGAGCGCCTGATACCTCGGAAACCCGCGTAAATGCTGCATTTTTCGACGACGCAAAGCATCCGCGAACTTCCCGAACAGTGCCGGCGGTGGGACTCGAACCCACACGAAAAGCTGATAACGACGCGGAAAACTGACCGTTTGTTTTGCATCTTGTTTTGCATAGCTTGAAAAAGCTGCATTTTTGGCTGAATTTTGGGCCGTTCAGCACGCTTGTTGGCGGCCCTTTATAAAGATATAATAGGAAGAAATATAGAGCATGTCAAACACCAAAACAGACCTATGACGGATGACAGAAAGGACGCAGACCATGACAGACGCACAGGCGCGTGAAGCAGCGCGACAATTCTTTTATAGATGGAACGGGCGCGGGAAAGAAGACGAAGACGCCAGGTCATACTGGATCGAGCTCTTGCAGGATGTGTTCGGTGTGGAAAGAGTGACTGAACGGGTCAATTTTGAAAAGAAGGTCGCCGGGGAGAAAAGCAAGAAAAGAATTGACGTATATATCCCGGAGACCCATGTTGTCATTGAACAGAAGTCCCTGGGAATCCCTCTTGACAAGCCCCAGGCCGGCCACGACGGAAAGACACCGTACGAGCAGGCGAAAGAGTACGATAACCTCTTGCCGTATGAGGAACGCGCCAGGTGGATCATCACGAGCAATTTCCAAGAGATATGGATATACGATATGTCCGTGATGCAGCCGGAGCCGGTGAAGCTGGCCCTGGATGACCTGCAAACAAAATATCATCTATTGGATTTCCTTATAAATAAGAAGGAAAACAAACTAACACAGGAGGTGGAGCTGTCGAAAGCCGCCGGGGAACTGGTCGGCAAGATCAGGGATCGCTTCTTGACGCAGTACAACGACCCGCTCGCGCCCAGGACGCAGAAAAGCTTGAACGTACTCTGTGTCCGTCTTGTCTTCTGCTTTTATGCAGAGGACGCCGGATTATTTGGCCGGAAAGATGCTTTTTCTTCTTATATATTACAGTACAAGCCAGCGGACATTCGCGGCAAGCTGATTGAGCTTTTTCGGGTTCTGGACACACCGACCACAAACCGGGCCGACATGTACCTGGATGATGATGTGGCCGCTTTTCCGTATGTGAACGGTGGTCTGTTCAGCGACGAAAATATCGTTATCCCCCGCATCACCCAGGAAATCAAAGACGTCCTGGCGGAAGCTGCACGGTTTGACTGGTCCAAAATATCGCCGACCATTTTCGGGGCCGTGTTCGAGTCGACGCTCAATCCGGAAACACGCCGGGCAGGCGGAATGCATTATACTTCCATTGAGAATATTCACAAGGTAATCGATCCTTTGTTTCTGGACGCCCTCAAAGAAGAATTGAAAGAGATACGGAATATCGCTGTACTGTCCACACAGAAGCGCCGCCTGGATGCGTACCAGGACAAACTGGCGTCCCTGGTGTTCTTTGACCCGGCTTGCGGCAGCGGGAATTTTTTAACGGAAACCTACTTATCATTAAGACGTTTGGAAAATGAAGTGCTGCGCATGAAGGTCCAGGCGGACCGGCGGCTCATGGACGGCCAGATCACTTTTGGCTTTGAACAGGATTCGCCCATAAAAGTTTCCATCCATCAATTCTTCGGAATCGAAATAAATGATTTTGCCGTGGCGGTCGCAAAAACTGCACTGTGGATAGCTGAGGCCCAGACCATGCGGGAAACGGAGGACGTCATTCACACCCAGATGGATTTCTTCCCCCTCAAAGACTACCAGGGCATCACCGAGGGTAACGCGCTCAGGATCGATTGGCGGAAGGCGTGCCCAGTGGAGCGGCTGTCTTATATCATCGGGAATCCGCCGTTTGTGGGAAAGAAAGAACAGACAAAAGAGCAAAAGCAAGACCTGTTAAATGTTTTAGGGAAATCAATTAAAAATGCCGGGAACCTGGATTATGTTACGGCATGGTATAAAAAAGCCGCGGGAATCATGTCCCCTTCACATATATCCGCTGCATTCGTGTCTACAAATTCCATTACCCAGGGCGAACAAGCGCCAGGTTTCGGCAAGATCATCTCCGATGAAGATATAAGCATTGATTTTGCGCACAGAACCTTTATCTGGAACAGTGAAGCATCCGATAAGGCACATGTGCACTGTGTAATTATCGGTTTCAGCAAGTCACCGGGGAGGGAAAAGAAAACCATCTATGTAGACGATAATGTAGTGGATGCTACAAACATCAATCCATATCTTGTAGACGCGCCTTCTGTCCTGGTTATTTCACGGGCAAAACCACTGTGTGACGTTCCGGAAATAAATTATGGAAGCATGCCCATTGACGACGGCCACCTGATATTAGACAGGGATGCTGTTAATGCTTTGCTGGAAGAGAGCCCGGATAATGTGGATATGATACGGAGATACATGGGCGGCGTAGAGCTTCTAAGAAATCGTGAACGTTGGTGTCTTTGGCTTGTTGGAGTTCCGGCGTCGCGACTCAGGAAGTCGCCGTTTATCATGGAGAGGCTTAAAGAGACGGCTGCTTTCAGAAGCAAAAGTGGACGCCCTCAAACATTGGCGCTTGCGGAAACTCCCGCGCTATTCGGGGAAATCCGACAGCCACAAACAACAATGCTTGTAATTCCTAAGGTATCATCGGAAACGCGCCGATATATTCCAATAGGCTTTATTGAACCGGAAGTAATCGTCAATGGTAGCGCCTTAATCATTCCAGATGCAGACTTATATCTTTTTGGGGTGATTACATCCAATGTTCATAATTCGTGGATGCGAACAGTTGCCGGCCGCATGAAAAGTGATTATCAGTATTCTGGCAAAATTGTCTATAATAACTTCCCCTGGCCCACACCATCCGACGCCCAGCGGCAGCAGATCGAGGCAACCGCCCAGGGCATATTAGACGCGCGTGCGCTCTATCCTGATAGCTCGCTCGCGGATTTATATGATCCGTTGACGATGCCGCCGGAACTGCGCCGGGCACACCAACAAAATGATAAGGCTGTCATGCAGGCATACGGAATGCCGATCAAAGAGACGGATGAGGCGGCCTGTGTGGCCTGGCTGATGAAGTTATATCAGGGAAAAATGAAGAAAGGATAGCAGCGATGATAGCATATAGCACCTGGGCCGAGAACGAGGCTTTTTCGGAAGGATACGTGTGGGGATACAGAAAGGGATGCCTCGGCGGGTACGAAAAGTGCCTGAAAATGCTCGACGAAAGGCCTGATGAGCTGCGGGCTATGTTGGAGTCGGAAATATCGCGACTATGTCAAGAAATAGAAGCCTGGAGGGAGAATACCAATGACATACGGTGAATGGATTGGTGTTGAGACCCGAAGAGAATGCGAACGAGAAACAATCGCAAAAAAACTAAAAAGGGGCTGCACTCCCGCATGGATCCACGAAGTAGATAAATTCCCCATGGAGTTGATCCGAGAAGTGCAAACTTGCATGGAGAGCGGAAAAGGGGAAATGTACGAAAGCATTATGAAGGGCTTAATGGAAAATCTTCAGGACGTTCGAGGGGATCCCAAAGAACGGAAGACAGTTATAGGGCAGGTCAGTGAAGAAAATTCGTCGCTATACAACAGTATGATTCGGTTAGAGGCATACAGACAAGATTACATAGATGCTGTCCGCAGAGAATACGCTCGCAAGAGAATTGCTGTAAAGCTCTTGGAGGGCCGCTCTCCCGAATGGGTCCATAAAGAAGATGAGTATCCCATGAAGCTAATCTTGGAGGTGCAGGCGGACCTGGAGAGCGAAAATCACAATTTTGTGCGGCGGGGCTTCTGTAAATGGTCGTAAATGGTTGTACTATTCATTACCATTTATACCATTTATGCCAATTTACAAAAATCGATACAGCCCGCATAAAACCTAATATATCTCTATAAAAACCCATTACCATTTATACGTGATTACCATTTACACTACCATTTATTTTTGATAAAATACTATTCATGAACACACGTTCGTAAATGGTATAAATGGTGATAAATGGTAAAAATAGTAGTCTGCTATTTACGGCAAAACATAGAGGCAAACAAAATCGTCAAGGATTTCACAATATATAGGAGGGTCAAAAATGCTTACATTCATTGCGGCGTTACTTTTTTACTTTGGTTTTTCGTTTTGGGTTCGCGGCCTTTGATGGTACAGACACAAAAACGCCCCCGGCGGTCCCCAAGTTGTGGAAATCGTCGAGGGCTTCTATTTTTTTGTGGTTATCTTGCACGGCCTATTGACAGGATCATTCTTAAAAAGGTCCTCATAATCGCCGAAATCATCGCAGCGTTTTTCTGATGGGATCGCGCAACCGCTTTCCCGGGCTCTGCAATAAGGCCAATTCCGGCTTGTGTCAGGGTTCTAGCCCCCTGGATGCCGGCCTGGTCGCGCAGGTTCTTTCCAATGTTCGCGGCGGTGCTGAAAGCCTGTGAGTCGTTGAGTCCGGCCACCTCTGCAAGCGCGTCACCAAATTGCTTGTCCGGTATCTCGTTCCCGTCCACAAACATTTTGAGATGCTGCAGGCCGTCCTTGTCGGTTTCCGGAAGGCGAATCAGAGTCACGTCGTAGCCGCGCACATTTGCCGCGAGTTCGTCGGTCCCGCGCTGGTCCATGGCTTTGTGAATCATGGCCCGCTTCTGTTTGAGAACTTTTGCGCGGTATTCCGGAGAAGCCGTTTCCGCGGCTACATCCTGTTTCGCGCGCTCGATCCGTGCATTGATGTCCCGCACGAATCGCTTGTTTTTTTGCGGCTGTTCGTCTTTCCCGTCGGTTGCTCGCATGTATTTTGCTGGGTCCGCGACCGTCTGCCCCTTTTTGAGCCCTTCGTCCAGGCTTAGGTAGTCCGATGCCATGCCGGCTCGGAGGCCTTCCGCGATCTCGTTGTTGGTCTTGCCGGCCTTCTGACCGTTGAGAAGAAAGTTCAACGACCGGCTACACCGTTCACGTCTTTCTTTGTCTGTCATATATACCTCCCTTGTAGTGTAAAATTTTTTACTACTATTTATATGGAAGAAACCCGGCCGCTATAACAAAAATCATTTCGTCATGATTTATCATGATTTATCTATACGTTTCTATACACTTCTCATGCATTTATGCATATTTCACGTATATTTATACATTTCTCATATCGTGTTGAATTGTGTTGAATCATCTACACATTTCCCATCATTTGTGCAATTTGCATATATGCACGTACATATATTTGTAAAATATGCCATATTGCTTTTCTATATGTACGGGCATATAATAAGACCATAAAGAAACAGCAAACAACACACCAACACAAAAGGAAAGGAAAAAGAAATGAAGGCAATCAAGATCGATGAGAAAAACATGGCCGCTATCGAGGCCGCATTGAAGGAAGCTCAAGGTCAGGCGCTCGTCCGCGTATTGACTGCGGACATGGTCTTCGACTATATCGAAACATTCGAGAAGAAGCTCGATATTCCTAAGGTTCACATGACCGGCATTGTCGCAAGTGTTGACCTTTTCGCAGACTACGATTACGCGCACGCAAGTACCTACGCAAGAACCTACAATGGTTACCCTCAGAGTACGTGGTTCACGGTAGAGCGACGCAAAACCGGATGGTTCCTGACTGCCATTGAGCGGAAGGATATGTGCACAACAAGACGGAACTACGAGCTCACTTTTCCAGAGGAAGCCCGGAAGGCTATCGACAAGCGGACCCTCGAAGTGGTTGATGAAATTTTGAAAAGAGGGGAGACGCACAAATGACCTACACCGACGCCAGCAAGCGGGCCGTCGCGAAATACCGCAAGGAAAAGCGGGCCCGAATGGAATTGGAAATGAGCCCGGAAGAGATGGACGTGCTTAAAAAAATGGCCGAAAAAACCAAAGAAAGCCGGTCCGGACTGATTCGCCGCCTCATCCGCCAAGAGGCCGAAAAACTGAATATCGTATAAAAAAAAGAGCCCCCGCGCATGCGTCAATGCATACGACGGGGGTGATTTTATGCGCTTGCCTTGTCTGCGATTTGTTTCTTTATTCTGTCTTTTGCAATCTCGAAATAGCCCGGGTCCAGTTCGATCCCGATAAAGTCCCGGCCCGTGTTGACACATGCAACACCTGTTGACCCGCTGCCCATACAGTTATCCAGGACGACCTGGCCGGGGTTCGTGTAGGTCTTTATGAGATATTCGAGCAGAGGGACGGGCTTCTGGGTGGGATGTAGGCCGCGCGCCGACGAATAACGCAAAACGTCTGTCGGGTATCTGTCTCCATCATTCGACGTGCGCCAATTTCCACTAAATGCTCCATAGTTGCTTGATGTCACACTGTTGCTTTTTGCTTTGTACGGGGTCCCGCTGCTTTTTTGTGGATGATACGTCGGAAGCCTGCCATAGAAAATCAGGACATTTTCATGAGCCCGCAGTGGCATGCGATTGGCGTTTAAAAATCCTGTTATTTGAGGTTTCTGCCATACCCACTCATACCGGAACATCCGGCGGTTGCTATGGATCAGTTCGGCTCCGAACGGGTTCTGCGCAAACAGGGCAATGCAGCCGTTGGGCTTTATGATCCTTTTGTACTGGTTCCACATCTGGCCCAGGTTAATGACCGAATCCCACTTATTCCTTGTGGTCCCGTACGGCAAATCACACAGAATCATGTCAACGCTTCCGTCCGGTATGTCTTTCATGAGTTCCAGGCAGTCGCCTTGTAGTAGCTGCATTGATTGAGTTCCTTCCTATCTTAATGCGTTTTTTTAATGCGTTTAATGTGTTGCGTGCGTTGCATAAAACCCCCAGCACCGCGTTCTCGCCAGTGCCAGGGGCTATTGCATCGGATATCCTGTGATGCTCTTATAAATCGACGTCGTCTGAGACGCATGCGCCGGACATGCCGGCCGCTGTACAAAATTTCAGGATCTTAGTTTTCACCGCTGGATCCGTAGTGTATTCCAGCAGCCACCCGTCCAGGCCGTTCTTGACCACCCTGCGCATGTGCGCCTGGTAGCGGTCGGATTCCGCCGTGTGCTGTTTCCCGAACGTTCCCTTGCCGTCATAGTCAGTGATCCGCGAGAACACTTCCTCTTGCGTCACGCCGTCCAAATATGCGCGCGGTTTGCCATTAAACAGCGAGATGCGTTTTGTCGTCGTGAATCCCGCGCTTTTCAGCATCTTCACAAGCCTGTCTGCGCTATCCTGCTGCATGTATGCACCCACCTGCACTTTGTATAGGCCGTCCGTCTCAACGATCACGCTTCTGAGGCCGGCCCGCTTCAATGATGCGCACATTTTTTTCGCGTTACTCTCTCGCTTATATGCCCCCAGTTGGACCTTGTGCGGGATGAGCATGTCAGTCAAAAATAGTATGCCGCCGTTGACCATGACATAGCCGCCGACAGCCCGGATAGCGTGAAGCACGGTCACAAGGGCCCGGAACATCTCCGTGCTGCGATACTCCTCATACACATCCAGATTGTCCAGCCAGTAGCCGTCATAGCCGCGCCGTCTGAACTCTCGCGCCCTGTTCTGCAGCCACTCGCGGACCTGGGGCGCCCGAACATCCAAATAACGTTCATGCGGCCAATCTTCCAGCGGGCCCAGTGTGTACGGTTCCAGTTCTTTATAATAGGAACGTTCATCCGACACAGACCCGACGGACAAATACGCCAGGACCCGCGCGCCGCCTTTTTTCAATGCCGCGATTTCCGCGGCTGTGTAGTCTTCCGGTTCGATCACGACAAGACCGTCCTGGGGCCCCTTGAGTTTCGCGGTCAGTGATACAGTGTACTTCATGCCTTACCTCTTCCACTCTTTCGACAGGTTTTTCTTGCCGCATGACAGTCTCATGATGCCCGGCAGGCAATCGATGTAGATGTCGCCGTTCTCATGGTTTCTCGCTACGACAGCGCCGACAGCTTCCAGGCGCTTTCTGGTAGTTCCCCGGCCGCTGCCTTCTTTGTGATGGTAATTCGAAAAAGCGATCAAAGGACGGACAGCAGAACAGATGGCCTCGTTTGTCGCGTTCGCGTCGCCGTGCCATTGGATTTTGAAGATGTCGGCCTTCAGGTTCTTAACGGCCGCGATTAAGAGCCGGTTGCCCTCGTTCTGCAGGTCGCCCGCGGTGTGATATGTCCAGCCGTTCAGGGTGACGCGCAGAACCACGCTCTCATTGTTAATGAAATGGTGGTTGTCATGCTCTTTGAGGTCGGACGCCTTGCACTGGTAGACGCATTCGAAATGCATGCCGCCAATGGTCCAGGCAGTCCCGGCCTTTACCCAGTTTCCGCGCGTTTTCTTGTACTGTCTCCGGAGCGCATCGCCATAGCTGCGCTGGTACTTATCCACCTGCCCGGGGTCCGCAACATAAATGTCAGTTGTCGGAAACGCCTTGATGATGTTGTCTGCGCCGCCGTAGTGGTCGCCGTGCGCATGGGAAATTACAATCGCATCCAGTCGCTTTACGCCTAAGGCCTTCAGCTTCCGGATGATGTTCGCCGAGGATTTGGCCATAGCGCAGTCAATCAGAACCGCATGCTCGACTGTCTTGTCGTCGTCGCCGTACTCAATAATGGCCGTGCAGTCCCCGTACTGCTGTGACTCGCTCCCCGTATCGAAGAACGCCAGCGCGGCAATTCTGATTCTGTGCGGCTTTCCTGTTGTCTTTCCGTCGTCTTTCGCTTCTTTGGGCTCCGGTGCGTCCTGTGTCTTTGTTTCGATCACGACCGCATAGACGCCCGCCTTGCGCAGAAGATCTTTTCTTTTTTCCGCGTTCGATTTTGACGCAAAAGCGCCTTCCTGTACCCGGTGCCAACCGTCGCCGGAAATGACGGCCACGGAGATATTCTCTTTACTGCCGATCTTTTTGAGATATTTCGCGATTTTGGCGCGGACACTTGCCGCCGCAATGGTAGCATTGAGCGCGCTCTTGTATGCGCCGGACTGGACTTTATATAACGTTCCCATGCTTATTCCTCCACGATGACTGCATCGAACCCGGCCGCTTTCAAAGCATTCACGCGCTTCTGTGCGTTCGTATGGCTCGCGAAAGCGCCGCACTGCACCTTGTACAGCTTGCCCGGGGCCGCTTTCTTTTCGGGATCCTGGGCCTTGTCTGTGCCCTTGTTGAGCTGCGCCGTGACCTCTTCCGCGAGTTTCCCGAGACGGTTATACAGCCAATCTCCCGGACATGATTTCTGGGCGAACCAGCGGTGAACCGTCAGGACCATTTCATTGCTGCGCGGGTTGTATGCAAGGCTGGTTGCACGGTCTCCAAACCATATCAGCTTTGTCTTTCCGTATCTCTTGCAGATGTCCACGCAGAGACGGACAAGAGACGCATAGACTTTCGCATTCATTGCGTACGGGTGCCGGGTATCGCTTGCGCATTCGATCGTGATCGCGCGCTGGTCGTTGCTTTCGGATGAACTGCACCAGGAACGGTTCGCCTCATCGACATAGAGGCCGATTTCTCCGTCTTTCCCGATGCCATAGTTACTGGATGCCTGGTAAGACGAACGTGCGAACAGTCCGCCGCATGCCTTCGCTGTCATCTGGCCGACCATGCAGTGCGGGGTGATCCGGTCGACAGCATGGGTGCGCTTGCCGGAATGGTTCGGAGATTTGATTGTTACAGAAACAAGGCTACTATTTGACATTGCCTACCTCCATCAAAAAAGGGCCACACATATTCGTGCAGCCCCCGGTTATCACCGTGATAATTTTCTTATTTCGTCTCGCCGTCCTTGTACTGCTTGTTGGAGATCCCCAGCAGGACGCCCAGAAAGGTGTCAACCGCTGTGATGGTTCCTACGATCTGTTCACCGTACGGAAAGCCCCAGATGCCGGCCAACGCAAAATACAATGTACCGCACGCGGGCAAAAGGACCAGGGCGACCCACTTTAAGATGTCGTACTGTTTGTTACTGAGAATTGCACCCATAATCATTTTCCTCCCGATTTTATAGGCAACTTGTCAACTTCCGTCATTATTTTTGTTGCTGATCCGTTCCCACCCAACTTCTTGTATGGCTCATAAAGATATGTCCGTAAGTTCTCGTACTCATCCTGAGAGATCCATCCACGGTCTATATACCGCATGCCCAGAAACATGATTCGATCATGCCCCAGGCCGACAAGCATATCCTTCTGCGCGCTATGCTTATCAAAGTACCGGCCCAGGAAAGCCCACAGACCGGAAGACGCCAGAACGGACGTGAAGATTGTCACTACAATTTGAACCCAGGGTTCCATTGGCTTATACCTCCGTGTCGTGTTTGAAGCATTTGCTTTCGATCTGGCGGCCCTCATGTGTCGATATGACGGCCGTATGGACGGCCACAGTGGACACCGCCGCAGCCGAAAGTACGGCATAGTATTTCTGCCAGGCCGCGTTCAGCTCTGTAAAGCTGTCTGTCAATATGCCCGTCGTGCCGTCCGCGTATGTTTGTATTTCTGTCACAATCCATTTCATTTTTTTGCCTCCGTATCCTCAGAGTATCCCGTCAGAGCATCCCGTATATATGCCAAATCGAACTGTCGTACTGGCCGCCCTCGCGCCAGCAAATACTAACTGCAGTGTTGGTCCAGTCAACCTTAAAATCTGCACGGTATGACTTACCTGTTGTCGGGTTATAGTC